CAGAGAAAGTGGTTCTAGGCCCAAATTGTAGGGGCCACAAGGGTCCGGGAGAGGCCGAGGCCTCACCGGGAAAGGGAGGGGGGGTTGGTCTACATCGTTCCTTCCTGGAACAGATGCGGTTGGAGGAAATACTACAACGTATGGAACGGGTTCATAATCTTCCGACGGGAAAACGAGTTCTATTGGTGACTCGCAATCCTGGTTTCGCCTAATGGCGAAAAAAGCGTTCGCTTCTTGATCACTCATGGAGTGAGTGTCAGCGATGGTTCGCTCAGAAGAACCGCTAGAGGCGGAATCTACTGGGGCTCTGAAGCCTCTCGATCTCTGAGGACCTGGAATGGTACCGGACATTGACATGTTTTTCAATACAATCAAAGACCAATACCACTCCAAGCCGAAAGAGATCTAATAGCACGTTAAGTGATATTAGATATCAAAACGGCCATCACAAAAGTCTGCTTAATCAACAGACGATCATTATCGTATCCTTATTCCGGCGTGCAAACCGGGGGACCATAGATCACGTTTTTGATCCGTATAAAGCCACAATTTTTTCGATTGAATATAAAGGTACTTCACAAAGAAAAGGGGGTCAGCGTAAGAGCATGACCTCCCGCTAATGAGATGTTTTTTAGGAGTGCCGGCAACCTCTCAAAAAGAGGCGTCTGAAGAACAGACGGATTAAAGCCGAATGGTTTTTTGCGAATACATTTTACCTCTCTATCGCGTTGAGCGGGTCCTGTTAATCACGTGTTCCTCCGTGAACACATGCAGGATTTAAGTCCATTTAGTATGAACGTGAAGCGGACTACTTCACGAAAAGACGAATGTTTGGTTTAGCACCGTTACGTCAAGGCGGTGTCTTCTTTCAAAATTGAAAGAAGATAACAAATAGAATAATTTCGATTGCTTAAGTCGAATAAGATGTTACTAGTGTGGTCTAGCAGTGGATTGCAGGTTCGATAAATGCCTGCAAACGAGATCCCTGTAAAAAGGGTGGTTATCAATGTTACTGAAATTGCTTAAGTTTCAATTGATTTTCGTTTATCTCAGATTTAGCATTAAAATCGCGATGAAATCTTTAAAGCGCGAAGTTTTGTCAAATTTGGTTTTTTGTAGTTGGTTTATTTCAACATGAGTGTTCTGACGTGTATTTGCCTAATACACACTCATTCCTAGTTTAATTACTAAATTTAAAATCAAGTCCTTCATTCCGATCCGAGACCGGAATAAGAACCTGAGTTTCAAAGCAAGTATACCGAGATGCTCGGTATAAATACCTTGTTAAACGCACAAAAAGTGCAAATAGCATCACATAATATATGAAAAAGACGTGGGG